GAGAGCCTTGTTGACTATCAACTGCTAAATGATGGAGACTTGGCGTATCTTAAAACAAGAGTTAATAGTATTATGGATAGTATTATAAAGGAGTGGGCATGAAGCATATTATGGGGCCTGAAAGTAGATCAACGCTATCTAATGTTCAGGAAGGTGATGTTCAACCTAATGCTGTTGATCTTAGACTGGGCAAAGTCTTTAAAATGTCACAATCGACATTTATAATTGATGAGAAGCAAAAAACTCATCGTGGGTCATATGAAATGAAACCTGATCCACTTGGTTATTACAACCTACCAGAAGGCCATTATGAAGTAGTAATGGAAAATATGATAGTAGTTGGTGATAATGAAGCTGGGTGGGTTATTACAAGATCAACATTAAACCGTAACGGTGTGTTCCTTACATCAGGGCTCTATGACTCTGGTTATGATGGTGTAATGGCAGGTGTAATGCATGTTACATGCGGCCCTATGCGTATTCAAAGAGGTACCCGCATTGGTCAATACCTTTGCTTTAACGCGGAATCATTACACAAATACGAAGGCAGCTACGGTCGTGGTAAGCAACATGATATTAAGTATCAGACAGAGGCATATAATGCACAACAGGATCTAAAAGCTCTTGGCATTGATGTTGACCCAGCACTCGAAGTAGAGAAGCCACCAGAACCTATCAAGCGTAAACCAGGCCGTCCATTTGGGACAACAAAGAAATAACCAACCCTAAAGAAAGAAACTATATGTCATTTGAAATTAAAGTACCTATCAACGAATTACAGAAGAAAAAACTATTTGTAGCAACACCGATGTATGGTGGCGCTTGTGCAGGTATGTACGCGCGTTCTATTGCTGATTTAGCCGCTATTTGTGCTAAGTATGAGATCCCCCTCCAGCTTTACTACTTGTTTAACGAATCGTTGATTACTCGTGCACGTAACTATTGTGTTGATGAGTTCTTGCGTAGTGATGCAACACACCTAATGTTTATCGATAGCGATATTGGTTTTAATCCACAAGACGTTATTGCGTTGCTTGCTTTGCAGACAGACGAGAGCGAATATGACATCATTGGTGGTCCATATCCCAAGAAGTGCATTAGCTGGGAAAAGATCAAGATTGCTGTTGATAAAGGCTTTGCTGATGAGGATCCTAACAACTTGGAGAAGTTTGTTGGTGACTATGTGTTCAACCCTAAAGGTGGCGCTAAAGAGATCCCTATCAACCAACCAGTTGAGGTGATGGAAATGGGTACCGGCTTTATGATGATTCGTCGCAAGACATTTGATGTGTACAAAGAAGCGTTTCCTCACCTTTCTTACAAGCCAGATCATGTTCGTACTGCAGCGTTTGATGGTTCACGTGAGATCCATGCATACTTTGATTGTATTATCGATCCAGTGAGCAGACGTTATTTATCTGAGGACTATATGTTCTGCTATAATACAGAGAAAGCCGGGATGAAAGTTTGGCTATGCCCATGGATGAGTATGCAACACGTTGGTAGCTACAACTTTGGTGGTAGTCTTGCAGACTTGGCTGCAATTGGTGCACCAGCAACAGCTGATGCAGGAATGTTAAAAGGTAAAAAGAAATGAAATTAGAAACACGCACGATGCAGATTTTGAAAAACTTTGCATTGATTAATCCATCGATGCTGTTTCGTGAGGGTACTGTGCAGTCTTCAATAGCTGCACAGAAAACTATTCTTGCTAGAACAACTCTTAAAGAAACTTTTCCTCAAGAGTTTGCAATCTTTGATCTTTCTCGTTTTATTGGAATGCTCTCTTTGTTTACAGAGCCTGAGCTTGAGTTTAGTGACACGAGGGTAATGGTAAGCCAGGGTCGTCAAAAAGTTGAATATACATTTGCTGATCCTGAGCTTGTTGTTGCAGCACCAGCAAAGACACCTAATGTTGTAGATCCTGAAGTTGAATTTACATTAACAGCAGAATGCCTGCAATCAACAATGCGCGCATATGGTGCTTTGCAGTCCACGCACATTATCGTGCAGGGTAATGGTGAGACAATTACTGTTGGAGTAGGTAAACCAACAGACCCAACAAGCGATACATTTAAGATCGAGGTTGGTCAAACACAGCATAAGTTTAAATATGCTTTTAAAGCTGAGCACGTTAAGATCTTGCAAGGAGAATACCAAGTACAGATTTCATCAAAATGGATTTCTCATTTTAAAGGAGTTGATGTAGAATATTGGATTATGGCTGATACCAACCATTCTAACTTTGGTGCTTAATATAAATGAGAGAAGACTTTCTTTGGGTGGAGAAATACCGCCCACACACTATAGCTGACACCGTACTTCCACCCAACCTACAAGCAACGTTTCAACAATTTGTTGATGATAAGAATATTCCTAATCTGTTGCTTACTGGTCGCGCTGGTGTTGGTAAAACCACTGTGGCTCGCGCTATGCTCGATCAGTTGGGTGCTGATTACATTGTTATTAACGGCAGCATGCATGGTAACATTGATACTTTGCGTACTGATATTCTTAACTTTGCTTCCACTGTTAGTTTTACTGGTGGTCGCAAGTATGTTATTTTAGATGAGGCCGATTACCTAAATCCCAATAGCACTCAGCCTGCTCTTCGTAACTTTATGGAAGAGTATAGTAGGAATTGTGGTTTTATTCTTACATGCAACTTTAAGAATAAGTTGATTGATCCACTTATCTCTCGTTGTAGTGTTATTGAGTTTTCCATTCCTAAAGAAGATAAGCCAAAGCTGGCTATGCGCTTTTATAAGCGTGTACTTGAGATCTTAAAGAAAGAAAATGTTGAAGCAGAACCTAAAGCGCTTGCTGGTGTTATTGAAAAGCACTTTCCAGACTGGAGACGTGTACTCAATGAGCTACAACGATACTCTGCAACAGGAAAGATTGACGTAGGTATTCTTACCAACCTGCAGGAAGATTCGTTCAAACAACTAGTTGGCTTCTTAAAGAACAAAGAGTTTTCCAATGTCCGTAAATGGGTTGGTGAAAACTCCGATGTCGATACAACTACATTCTTCCGTAAGTTCTACGACCAAGCAAGCGACTTAATGGATTCGCCTTCCATTGCTCAACTTGTTCTTATTCTTGCTAAGTATCAATATCAATCAGCTTTTGTTGCTGACCATGAGATCAACATAGCTGCATGTATGACAGAGGTGATGGTGGAGTGTACATTCAAATGAAGAAGCTTACCAGGGAAGAAGTAAAACAACGAATGATGGAGCTTATGGAACCCATTGATAAGCAGATCTTAATGTGTGATAATGAACAGGATCTGCTCATGATGGCTTGCGTTATGATGCAGCGGACACAAGAAATATACGTCACAATCCTTGGTGTGAATGGTGCACGTTTAATGTTTGAGGATCTGTTTTGAGCCCATTTGATTTTGTCAATAGCATTACGACCAACAAAAAACCTTTGATGACAGGTACGGAGAATGATGAGCTTGCAGAGAGCTCGTATGTACCGTTTGTTGTTAATAAAGCTCTTTCTTACTTTCCGGATACAATACTGTACGCTAACGAAATGAATCAATATAATAGTATTGATAACAAGCTACAATTCTCCTATCTTCTAAATAGTACTCGACCTGCAAAAAGGTTTGCAAAATGGGTGAAGCGTGAGAATCTAGAGGATGTAGAATTGGTGAAACAATTTTATAATTATAATACTGAGAAAGCAGTACAAGTACTTTCTATTCTTACGTCAGACAATTTGCACTACATAAAACAAAAATTAGAACGTGGTGGAAACAATGACAACTCTAGAATCCCTGGTAGAGGTGAAACTAAAGACAGATGAAGATTTTCTGAAAGTACGTGAAACACTTTCAAGGATAGGTGTTGCTTCAAAGAAAGAAAAAATACTATATCAATCGTGTCACATTCTTCACAAACAAGGACTGTACTATATTGTACATTTTAAAGAATTGTTTGGATTAGATGGTAAGCCATCTAACTTTTCTGAAGAAGATGTTGCCCGTCGCAACACAATTGCTAACCTGATTGCTGAATGGGGTTTAGTGATACTTGTTGATACAAACAAAACTAAAGAGCCAATTGCAGCAATGTCTCAGATTAAAATTATACCATTCAAAGAAAAGAATGAATGGGAACTAATCACCAAATATAGTATTGGTAGAAAAGTTTAAATAGGGGTTCCTACTGGTTTAGTAGGTACTAATTTTGAATTATCTCCGACGCTAAGAACACACGCATATCTATCATTAAACTCTATAATTGTCCACGTGCCTGTATCCTTATTGGATATTACAGCCAATTTTGTTTTAGACAGAGGAC